CCCCTTTTTCCCATAGTTCTAAATCGCTCCCCCAACTTTTATCCCAATCCTTGTTCATATAGATAAGCATAGTAAGTCTTCTATATGTTTTATGAATTCTGTGGAGTGTGTAATCCGCATGGATATCTAATTTTCCACCCTTAGTTAATTTATGTACCGCACCTCCAAGATATAAATTATCGGGTAACAAGTTTCTTATTCCACTAATTTCCTCAATAAATCCTATAAACTCTGCAGAGTTAAAAAAATTCATGAGTTTGTAAGTTGCTGGTGCATATTCCTTTAAATCGTTCATATTGTTTTCACACCAAGGTGTAAAAAATTTATTTACTTGGTGTTCAGCAGAGTATGCTGTACCATCATATCCGAAAAATTCAAAAATATTCATTTCATCCATACTTTTGTTTAGCAAGGAGTCTTGCACAAAATCATCAATCACAATGTGGGGGTAAGGATATGCATTCTGATAACTATGTGCAATTTTTTTTGATAATGAAAAATCTATCATTGTTAATTTTGTTTTATTCGAATAAATCCTTGAGATTATGTACTTTTTCTTCGTGAATAATTTATTGTGTAACTCCTATTTCTGAGTCTTTGTAAAACATAACAAAGCAACCGTCCTCTGTATATCTTTTTTCGTCAACAAAATAATATAATGCTAAAGAAAGTCTGTCTACATCTTCGGGACATTTCAAAGGAATTGGGTGGCCGTGAGGTGCATTATTAATATCGAAAATGACCGCTCGATTAAATAATGGTTCTACTTCTATAACTTTATGAGAAACGTCCAAAGACCATAATTCCAAATTGCCACCCCATTCAGATTTCCAATTTTCATTTAGATAAATCAAAAGATTAAGTATTCTTATCTCATGGGACTCGGGATGTACTTGGTAATCTTTATGAACAGAAAGTTTTCCACCAGTTTTTATCCTGTGAATTCCACCACCCATTAATGACGGGTCACGATGTAATCCTACGTGTCCTGTAAGTTTTTCCAAGTAACCAATAAACTCAGAAGAATTTAAATAATCGAGCACAAGGGTTGTGATAGGAAGTTTAGTTTCGAACTCCTCTTTTTTGGTATTATGATTTGGATAATAGAATTTTTTCTGTTGGAACTGCTGGGTAAATTCTACTGTATCGTAGTACCAAATATCGTGTTTCAATAATTCATTTCTACATGATTTCAAAATAAAGTCAGGTAAAAAATTATCAATAACAATATAAGGAAATGGTTGGTTAGATTTATATGTGGTCGAAAGTTTTTCGGAAATGCTTAAATCAATCATATTTTTCTTTTTTCTTTTCTTGTTAATTTCATGAATGGCTTGAGAAAATTTACCCAAGCTTCATCATTTTTTGGTAGGTACTTGAAAAGACCGTCTTCCATCATAAGTCTCATCAAGTTTTTATATCCTCTATCTGTTGGGTCAATTGTGTCGGTATGGATTTGTTCAACTAACTCTTTACCGTCATCGGTAATCAGAGGATTTGTTAGGTCAACAATCTTAGAGTTTATTTTGTAGAACTCTTCTCCAAGTATACCATTTTTCGTCCTTCCAGTCAAAATATTCTGTAGAGATTTTGATGATTTATTTTGTTGGATATTTTTGGCATAACCCAATAATTCATCTATAGTGCATGGTTTTTCCAACATAATTGGGAAAAGCTTAACTAAGGTTTTTTCACCTAGTCCCTCAATACCGTCAATGTTATCTGATTTATCACCCGTGAATACTTTTGTTATTGTAACATTATAGTGTGGGATATCAACTTTACTGATTGATATCATATCTCCGTTTTTGAAGTACCTTCGTGCCACGGGTGAATATATGGTCACTCTTTGACTTATCAGTTGGGTGAGGTCTTTATCACCCGAGAAGATTATAATGTCCTCATTGGTTGCAATTTGACTGTAATAAGCGATTAGGTCATCCGCTTCGTTATTAATTATTTCAACTTGTCGAACAAAGACTTCTTCCAAATACATTTTCACCCTTCCTTTTTGTTGCAAATAAGATTCGTATTTGTATTCGTTCATGTCTTGTCGACGATTACCTTTGTATTTAGAATAAATTGATTTTCTAATAGAAGAGTTAGAATCTCCGTCCCAAAACACGATTACTTTGTCGTGATTGTGTTCTTCAAGAAATTTTCTTATGGTGTTGATGAAATGGTATACACCCCCAATATGACTACCCTCGCTATAAAATTCTTTGAAACCATGAAAACCAATTTTGAAAAGGTTATCGCCATCAATTAATAAAGTTTTGGGCACATGTTGTATTTTAAGGGTAAGTCAATTTTTTTTTAGATTTGAAGTTACAACTTGAATTAACAAAAAGACTATAGCCAAGATTGAAAATATTAAGAATCCTTCGGTCGTCATTTTAGTCTTCTTTTTCTTCTGTCAAATCGAAATCACCCTCAGCACCAATAACTTCTTTCCAATAGTCAGCATATTCTTTCTTGTAGGTTTCAATCGAAGCTTTTTCTTCAGTTGTATCTTTACCAGCCAAAAATCCGTGTGGTGTGATAATAATTCTTCCATCATCATACCCGAGACCATTAATATGGTTTTTCATTACAGATATTTTACTTCTGACCGCAAACTTGACAGTTCTTTTGTCTTTTGTTGCAGTAATTTTAGTGGTACCCGCACCTTTTTGATTTCCAAATAAAAACACGAGTGAAGAGTTTAACCATACTGATTCACCACCTTTAGCTTTGATTTTCGGTTGTCCGAATGGATTATCAGGTAATTCAACCCATGGTTGATTGATAATAATCAAAGTATTTTCGTATTCAGTATCTGCCTTTCTTGAACCTGAGATTCTTTGATTGATTCCCATACCTATCTTATCGGATAAGACTGATGCATTGTGTTGTTTACCACCTTTACCCTCGTAAGTCATTTTACAAGGCACAGAACCAACTGAGTCCCAAATAAAACATAAACTGTAAATAAGTTCACCCTTTTCTTGAGCATCTAAAAGTTGATTGATATAATCTGTAATTTGCTCTATATAACTGAAGTTATTATTAAAAAGGAAAAACCCGTCCCAATCCATTTCACCTGTCGCAGTATCCACGACCTCTTCACATTGAAATCCCATCATTTTGGCATGGTCAAAACTCCACTTTTGTTCTGTAATAATAAACACTGGTAGTATTTCCTTTTTCTGAGCATCAACCGCGGCTTTAATGGCTGCTGTTGTTTTACCTGTATCTGAATGCCCTAAAAACATATTTATATGTCCGATTGCAGGACCAGGAAGTCCAACCGCATCTAAAAAGTCACCACCCAAATCCAAAAACCTTTGAGGTTTGTATTTTGCTGAAGTCGAAAACTTTTTCTTTAAATTATTAAAATCGTTTTTTTTGATTGCCATATTATCAAAATAAAATATGTTCCCGACACGGATGTCGGGAACATGTTATAAAATTAGAATGGTAAATCTGTATCTACTTCAGCGTCTTCTTGTGGGTCAACTGATTTTTTTAGTAATTTAGAACCACCAATTGTTTCTTCATTTACAGATGAGTCACCATAGACATATCCGCCTTTCTCGTTATCCCATTTTGGTGTTTCTCCTCTTGCGATTGCTTCAAGATACTCAACAGGTTTTTTGCTATATACATCAGTCCAACTGAGTTCATCAGTAATCCACTCTTTCGATTGGTCCTTGTCTGCATGTACAGGAGCTGGGTCGTCATACATAATAGCACTTACTGTCGTGTATTCTTTACCTTTTGGTGTTTTGGATTTAGCCAACTCAATGATGAGGTCACGACCTTTTTCAGGGTCTGTGATATCACCTTTGTTTCTCCAAATTGGAATTATCTTATCGAGGATGCCTTCATTTTTGTAGTTGTGTTTGAATCGCCAAAACTTTGGTCCCTCATCCTCTTTGTCACGGTCAATAACTTTCACGATATAAAACTTACGTGACTTGTACTGTTTAGCAAGTTCCTTGTCTGTTTCTTTACCTGTAGACATTAACTCTTCGTAAACCTCATTTAAAGGTGAACGTTCGTTGTCATTTTTTCCTGGGTCGTAGAACTTTTGCCACTGACCACCTACTTGGATTTCGTGATACCAAGCCTCTTTGAATGGTGAGGAACCATCTGCGGTAGGAAGGATTCTTACTCTTCTCTGACCTGATTTCTCTTTATCACCAAGGATTAAAGCGAAATACTTTTTCATTCTTTCGTCTTGCGACATTCTTGATTGGGCCCCGCCCCCAATTTGATTTTTTTCATACTGTGCCAATACAGCGTCTAATACATTACTCATAATAAAAGTGTTTAATTGTTTATTAATTATAATTGGGAAATCCCCTTATGTCAAATTAAAAGGGACCTTTCGGTCCCCTTTTTTTATTTTTTAAATTCGAAATTATCTATCGGATTTGAGCCTGGTTGGAAGGAACTCTTGATGTCATTGACATTAATATCCATAACTTGGTCTGAGGTTAGAACATAATCATTTTTTCCTGTCTTGTCCATATCTTCTTCCTTTTCGTCAAAGAATTGGGAGAGTTTTTGATTGAAAGGATATGAGTCCAAACTTCTAAGTTCTAATCTTTCTTCAGGAGTCTTTTGTCTATATTTTTCAATCTTATCTTCTAAAGTGTTAAGTTTTGTCATGATTTGGTCCATTTCACCTAGTCTACCCTGTAAGTCATCAAGTTGACTGAATAGGTTTTGGAAATACTCCTCTTGTTTTGCTTCGATTGATTTTTGTGAGTCAACCAAATCAGTGATGTCCAATTCCTCAGTTCCTGATTCGTCTTTTCCTGTTTCCTCTGATTTACCATCACCATCAATTTTTTCTACGTCAGGGTCTGTTTCCACATCAATCTTTTGTGGTTCAGCAGCTCCGCCTGGAGGTGGAGGGGGTACCGCAGCAGCAGGTGCTGGTGTGAGTGCAGCATTAGGGTCGGCTGGTGGTGGAGCTAGTGCTCCCAAATCAGCTTGTTCCATAATGTACCTATTGATTTGATTATATCTATCTAATTCACTAAGTATTTTCTTATCGATACTCATTTTATTATCCGTTTAATAATTGTTTAATTCCTTTA